TAAAATCTGGAGAAGTTAAAAAGCACGGAAGAGAGCAGTTCGGAACAAAAATAACCACTCACACTGCTGGTTTAAATTCTTATTGGACAAACAACGACAATGTTCGTGGATGCAGTATGTACTCAGAGTACTTATTTTCTAATAATGAAAATACAAAAACTACGGTCAACGAAGCAGCAGGAGTCAACAATGAACTTGCAAAACAAATGACAAGAACTGGCGTTATAAGAAACTTTTTAACAAATTCTTATATTTCTGAGTATGACGATTCTAAGAAGATATCCACAACATCTGGGTCAGTACAATCTTCAGCACTTGTTATGACTGGTCCAAACTTTACAACTACACAAACACCAATTGAGAATATTAGTTATGTCTACAAACCACTTAGCAATAAGTTTAAACACTTTGGCACAAGGCTTAGGATTATTGGAAAAATTGAAAACAATGAGGTACGTGGACAAACTCCTTCAGGAAGCATGACCTATTATGTTATACCTGGAACAGATCCCTCACAAAACATTAGTATTGGTGGAGGCTCTGGAGGTCTTGGAGTAATGGTAAATCCATCTACAAATGCTGGCTATTACTTTGAAATTGCTGCGCTAACAGATACAAACATATCAGCATATACAGACGGATCTGAAACCCACAACCTGTTCTTTTATAAAATACAAAAAGACTCTGCCTCAGATAAGGCGGTACCTATAAAACTTTGGGGAGGACTAAGTAGCGTTATCGTAGATGATGGAACACTTGTAGGTCAGTATAGAGTCAATGGTGAAGAAAACCCAACCGTATATGATATTGCTGTAGAGTATATGGATATTGGATCAATTAGAAACTTTTATCTATATATTAATAATAAGATTGTTGCAACAGTAACAGATACTGCCCCACTGCCAATTTATAACAATATGTGTTTATTTACACGTGGATCATCCAAATTAATGTTTGAAAATATCTTTGCTATTACTGACAACTATTCCCAGAACACAACCCTTGCAGTTGATATTCCTTTTAATCAAGTATTTGATAATCAAGAAATAAATGCAAACGAGGCTTTTAGAAAATATGCCATGAGCGGAGTAGTTCAATCAACCTACCTAGCAGGCATAAGTCCTAACCAACCACCTTCATATTCTATGTACTTTGATGAGTTTGGAACAATCATGAGAGAGTGTGAATATTTTAATATTAAATATGACAAGGCATACCCTGCACTATATGCAAAAATCTCTCCAACATTTAATAAAATTAAAGGATATGCAATATCTGGATTCCAGGCAAACCCATATGGTGCAGAGTTCTTAATCTTTAATGCAACAGATTCAGCATTAAGTCTTGACGAAACAACTGGGAACTATCTTAGAATTCAGGGAGTAACATTTACACAGGACTCCCAACACTCTTTAACAGTTGACGATTACTTTACAGAAAAATCAAGTTTTTCAAATCCAAAGTTTATAAATAATAATCTTGTTAGTTCTCCATACACAGAGTTAGAGAAGTATAATAAGATAAACTTAAGTAGATCAACCTATGGCAAGAAAGAGTTTTCATTAGAGTTGCCATATGTACAAACACAAGATGCTGCTAAAAATATGATGGGGTGGATCATAAATAAAATAATGAAACCCACAAAGTCTGTTGGTGTTGACATTTTTTCTAATCCAATGATTCAACTAGGAGATATAGTAAATATCAATTATAAGGATGAGTCTGGTATGGACATCATCTCAAGCACAGACACAAAGTATGTGGTCTATAACGTAAACTACTCTAGAAGCAGCCAGGGCCCTTCTATGACTGTATATCTAAGCGAGGTTCCAAATGACTAGCCCAACGCCAAATACACCAGGCACACAGGCAACGACAACTGCTAGTGCAAAGTCTTCAACACCACAATACAGAATTGACCTAAAGGATGAAGAACTAAGCGAGTACATGATGACTCGCCTTGTCTTTGAGGATATTGGTGGCGAAGAGGTCTTGAGTATTTCCAGAAATGATACAGTCTTTGGTGAAAATTTAATTTACCAGCCAATCAAGAACATGATCTCTCTTGCACAAAGATACAACTCTCAAAACCTTCTATCTTTATATGGTACTGCTCAGTCATATTTTGATAACTTCCTTATAAAGTTTTCAGATAAGATCCCAAATGTTGGTAATGGTATAAATGGATCAAACGTATATATTGAAAATAGCACAGGGGATCTAATCATTGAGGTTATAAACATGCAAGATGACGAAGAGGTAGAAGTTAGCATTATGGTTTCTGGAGATATTCTACGTGATACAATATAACATAGGAGAAATAAGATGATTACTAATAAAGGAAAAGACATTATTGGCAAGTACTTGCTGGGTCAAGCCCCAGCCTATGCCTCATACATTGCTGTTGGATGCGGAGCAAAGCCACTAGAGCCATATGTAAGCGGAGCCATTCCAGACTATTCAGCCAAGAAGACCTTAGACTTTGAAATGTTTAGAATTCCAATCTCGTCTCGTGGTTTTATTGATGATGACGGAGTGTCAAAAATTGTTTTAACTGGAGAACTTCCAACAGAAGAAAGATATGAAATTACAGAGGTTGGAATTTTTTCTGCAAAGTCTAACTCTTTAGCGGGATCAACAGATAGCAAAAACCTATACGCATTTACTACTAATGAAAATTGGAAAATAAATGGAGTTTCATCAGTTGTCGCCATACCAGAAAGACTCGATAGCGAAACATTCCCAAACATTATTAGAGATTCTTTCTCAGGTACAGCAAGAGATATATTTCAAACCAACGCAGACAACCAAGTCTTTACCTATGATCTTAGAGAGTCAAGACACGAAAGATCTAGATTTTTAAATAATATGATTATGCTAAGAGGAAACTCTTCTGTTATTTCAAGTGGATCTAGCACTTGGACAGCAACTGGTAATTTTATTCAATTATCATCAACATCTGCAGACCTTTCTAAAAACTCTTTAGATGATCAGTTAAGATTTGCGTTTAGCATTGTTTCAAAAGATGGAACTGTTGAGACTGTTCCAAACTTCATGAACGTTAAGGTTATTATTGAGTTTTCATCTTCTACTGTTTCTGGACAAACTTCAAAAATGCAAATCAATCTAGATCACAGCAATGCTGTTGGTAGTTTAAATAATTTTAATACTAATAGGTATTTTGTAATAAATAAAACAATTGAAGAGTTAAAAACAACAAGCGGATTTCCATGGAAGGCTGTAGACACAGTAAAAGTTTATGCAGAGATTAAGAGTGGAGCATCCTCAGCAAATGCTATTGATGATGACTATTATGTTGCGCTAGATGCCTTAAGGCTGGAAAATACAACATCAGAGAATGCTCTCTATGGCTTAACTGGATACTCTGTTATTAGAAATCTTGCAGGGCTGCCAATTGTAAAAAGTGGTAACACTAGTAACTACATTGAGTTTAGGTTTGCAATGGATGTGTCGTAATGGCAGACAAAGATATAAAAGTTATAAGAATTAAAAAACAAGATTTACCAGCAATTAATCCAAAAACTGAAGGTTACAACTTTAGATACAGGATCATCTCAGAGGATAAGAACAGAACATCCCATTGGTCTTCTCAGATATCTTTGTCAACTGACTACACGTATGTTGTTGGAAACAAAAACATATCTGTTAGTGGTGGTGTTGCTTCAATTACTTGGGAGCCAGTTAAAATTAACAAGGTAGTTAGTGGAACAACCTACAGCCTTGGAACGGAATCTGAGTACGATGTATGGGTTAGGTGGGATAAAAATGATTCTGGAGACTGGGCATACAAACAAAGAGTGCAAGGAACATCTATTTCTTTAATTAAGCCAAGTACTTATTTTATTAACAATGTCGAGACCTCAACTCCTCCAACCTTTGTGACTGTTGAGATTTTCCTTAAAGGTTTAAAAATAGACAGAAGCATTAGTTATTTAAAGTCATATACGCTTGGTCCTCAGGCCATTTAATGGTATAATAGAATAACCATGCCAAACATTCCACTGCCTAATAGAGGCCAACCAATTGACGTAAGTTACCTGTATCAGATTGCTGATGCGGTAAACTCCTTGACTACAAGCATGTCTTCTGCATCAAATAAATATGTTACAGTAGATACAATTAGTTTTGGTAAAAAAGACATGGGCGCATCAGAAATGCGTATGGTCGGAGGGTATGCAGAAGTTGCAAACAACAGCCCTGTAAGCGCAGGAGGAGAGTTACCATTTTCTCTTACATATAGTGGTTTTAAGTTTGCTCCTATAGTAACTGCAACACCGATTAACTTAGGGGCAACCGCAGCAGGATCAGATATTTCAGTAGTTCTAAAGACTATAACTGCCTCTAGAGTAGATGGCATAGTTAAGTTTAAAACTGGAGGAAATGTAACGCTTGGCGTAAATCTTATTGCTATCGGATTGCCAAATTAATGCTAAAGTGCAGCAGATGCAGAGGACGAATGTTTGTTGATCGACAATATAGTTCGGCTAGTTTTATAGAAATTTATTGTATTATGTGTGGTTTTAGAAAAATGTTTAATCCACCAGAGCAGTCTCAGGAGGGCAAGTGGCTACTACAAAAGGAAATCTTGAGAGCGAAGCGTACAATGTCGCACCTGTAATTACAGGCAACAAAAAAGTATGGTTCTTAAATGGTGAACTAGTTCGAATTCATCATTACAATAAGTCAAACGGAATAATGTCTGTTTATAATATTACAAAAGATCAAATTGAAAGTTGTTTAATTAGTGATTTTAAAAGTAAAAGAGAAAGAGCATATACAGTTGGACAGACTGCAGAACTTGTTAATAGGCATAAAAAATATATGCCATCACTAATGAAACGAGGAGTCATTCCATTTCCAACGGGATCTCAAAAGGGCGGGGCAAGAGGATTTCAAGTAAGATCATATTATTCTGAGTCGCAAGTAAAAGAGATTCGTGATATCCTTGCTAGTATGCATATTGGTAGACCAAGAAAAGATAATTTAATTACAAATGATATTACACCCAATAGACAAGAGTTGACACGTCGAATGGGGGATGGTATACTTACATATACGAGAACAGAAGATGGTAGGTTTATTCCTATCTGGAGTGAATCTATTAACTAATCCCTTGGGAGGGGTAAACAAAATGTCAGACAGCAATTATGTAGTAACGAATGAACCAACAAAAGTATCCGTAACACTTGGGTACACATTAAACCTTGGCAATTTTCAGTCACTTAGACTTGATCTTGGCATCATTGATAATAAGCGAGATGGCGAGAATACAAACGAAGCATTTGAGCGTGTGTATAAGTTTGTAGAAGATAAGTTAACTGAAAAGATTAACGAAGCAAAGTCTGAAATTAACGAGTAATGGCTGAACGCAAAGACCGAATGGCTTTGCTATCACGCTACAGCAAGTTTCATACTACACGGTATGAGCAAAAGCCATCACTTAACTTAAACGTAGAGCAGTGGGCATCAGACGCCCTTATAGAGTCCTATGGCATTGGAGTGTGTTATGATTTACTTGAGTATTACTTTGGTGTTTCTCAGTCTCCTTCTTGGAACTACTTTGCGTACAATGCAGAAAAAATACTTCAAGCAAGACTAGACAAACAAAAAGATGAAAAAGAAAGAATAGAGCGTAGACGAATGGCTAAGGAGTGGCTAAGTGAATAATACAGAGGCAAAGTTAATTACAGCCGTATTAACTGACAAACAGATCCATGTTCTTCTTCAAGCAAATGTAGACAACCTTCTTAGAACACACAACGATATTTGGACATTTATTCGCAACTACTTTGAGCACAATAGTTCTGCGCCTCCACTAGATCTTGTGGTAGACAAATTTAGAGACTTCCAGCCAATTCAGGGTATTGGAGCAACAAAGCATCATCTAGAGGAACTTCAAACTGAATACCTGAATGACAGCCTAAAAGATATAATTAGAACTGCTGCATCAGATGTGCAGTCTGGTAATGGCAATGAGGCCTTAGATAATCTAATTACAAAAACTTCAGAGTTAAAGAAAAATACTTCTGCAATACGTGACATTGATGTTACGGATCTAGAGTCTGCTATTGCGTATTTTGAAAACGTTAAAGAGCAAAAGGCTCTTGGTATATCTGGTATTAAGACTGGGCTTCCAGGATTTGATAATTATCTGCCTGCTGGAATTATGCCAGGGCAACTGGGTGTATTCCTAGCATACCCAGGAATTGGTAAGTCATGGCTTGCACTTTATTTTGCAGTGCAGGCATGGAAGCAGGGCAAGTCACCAATGATTATTTCTTTAGAAATGTCTGAGACAGAAGTTCGCAATCGTGTATTTACAATTATGGGTGAAGGCCTTTGGTCTCATAGAAAAATTTCTAATGGTGAGATTGAAATGGATATGCTAAAGTCTTGGCATGCAAAGAATCTTGCTGGTAAGCCAGAGTTTCACATTATTTCAAATGATCAGGGTGGAGAAATTACTCCTTCGGTTCTACGTGGAAAGATTGACCAGTACAAGCCAGACTTTGTAATTGTTGACTATTTGCAGTTAATGAGCCCAAATCAAAAAGCAGATAATGAAACGGTACGAATGAAGAACCTTTCAAGAGAACTTAAACTTATGGCTATTGGTGAAGAAGTTCCCATTATTGCTATTTCGTCTGCAACTCCAGATGACGTGAATGACCTATCCAGTGTGCCAACTCTTGGACAAACTGCTTGGTCAAGACAGATTGCCTACGATGCTGACTGGGTTCTAGCACTTGGTCGAGCAACGAATAGTGATATCATTGAGTGTGCTTTCCGTAAAAACCGTAATGGATACATGGGAGACTTCCTAGTTCAATGCGATTTTGACAAGGGATACTACAGATACAAAGACTTTGAGGATAAGTAAACATATGGGTATAATTAATGTATGGCAAATTATCATCACAAGCCAATTAAAAAGTTTAGTCTGGATGGCGTAATCCACGATGACTCTGCTATTGGTAGGCTTAAAGGGGAGTACATTAGACTTGTCGTATCTGAGATGCGACTATCTGGCTATGTCCCTAGATTTGACATTGAGCCAGTTTTTACGATAGACTACAATGAGAATAAGAAATCTTTTAATTTTGAATTATCAATACACGGAGTATACGCAGGGAAAAGGAAAAGCGAATGGATAGCAGGAATAGACGTAAACAAGGCAATAGTTATACCAAAGACCAAATCCAAAGAGTTATCACAGGAGCAGGTCTAGACGTTGAATCAGAAGTAGATTCTGATTATATTATTTTCTGTCCGTTCCATGCAAACAACAGAACCCCAGCAGGAGAAGTAGACAAGAACAATGGAACATTTTTTTGTTTCTCATGTCACAAGATTGCAGATCTAGTAGAATTGGTTATGCATGTTTCTGGAAGAACCTATTTTGAGTCTGTTAGATTTATTAAGAATAAAGAGCAAGAAGGAAACTTAGAGCAAGAAGTAAACAAACAACTATACAAAAAGCCAGACTTTGTTGCGTTTGATGAATTAATTCTTAAGAGGTTATATAATAATTTGCTTATGTCTGAAAGAGCAAAAGATTATTTTAGATACAGAAAACTTGAAGCAACTTCATGGTCAAAGTTTTCATTAGGTTACTCAGATAAGCAGGACATGGTTACCGTTCCAGTTCATAGTCCAGATGGCATGCCTGTTGGATTTGTTGGTCGATCAGTTGAAGGAAAAGAATTTAAGAATACTCCTGGTCTACCAAAATCAAAAACATTATTTAACCTTAACAGAGTAAAGACTGCAGACCGAGTATATGTTGTTGAGTCATCCTTTGATGCCATCAGACTTGATCAGATAGGTTTTCCAGCCGTTGCTACACTTGGATCAAACGTATCAAACATACAAATAGAATTGCTTCAAAAGTATTTCAATAACATTATTGTTATTGCAGATAACGATGAGGCAGGAGGAAACATGAAAAGCAAGATACTTGAAAAACTTGGTTCTCGTGTTTCTGTTATTAAATTAGATAAACAATATAAAGACATAGGCGATATGACTGATGAGGAAATAAAGAAGTTGGACTTCCAGTTTGACAAATCTATCATGTCTATGCTAAACTAGTATATACACAACACAAAGGAGAACACTATGAGCGTAATTAAGGGATTAAAAGATATCAACGCCCTGCTCGAAAAACCAAAATATGAAGGAACAGGACAGAAAGTTCGCTGGGTTAAACTGGCGGATGCACAATCTGCAAAGATTCGATTTGTAGAAGAACTAGACCAAGACTCAGCAAACTATTCAGAGGCCCGTGGTCTTTCTGTTGTAGTTGCAGAGCATACAAACCCAAAGGACTACAAGCGCAAGGCTGCTTGCACAGTAGACTCAGAAGGCCGTTGCTTCGGTTGCGAAATGGCAAAGAAGGAACCAAAGTCAGGATGGCGTGCACGTCTTCGCTTTTACTGCAACGTGTTGATTAATGATGGCACAGAAGATCCATACATTGCTGTATGGTCTCAAGGCATTTCAAAGCAATCGGCATTTAATAACATTCGTGAATACGCTCTTGATACAGGAAGCGTTTCAAATCTTGAGTGGAAGTTAAAGCGTAATGGTCAGGGAACTGAAACTAATTACACACTTCTACCATCAAAGCCAGATGCAGAACCATTTGCATGGGATGGCTTTGAATTTTTCAACCTAGAAAAGGTTGTTCGTGAGGTTCCATATCCAGAGCAAGAAGCATTCTTCTTTGGGTTTGATTCACCTTCTGTTACTAGTACAAACATCGACTGGTAATAGATGTCTTACGTAGGCTTACACGTACACACCCACTACTCGTTATTTGACGGGATTGCTACTCCAGAAGAATACATTGACCGTGCAGTTGAGTTAGGGATGCCAGCAATTGCCATCACTGACCACGGTACTTTATCTGGGCATAGGGAACTGCACCGTATTGCAAAAGCAAAGGGTATTAAGCCTATACTTGGTGTAGAAGGCTATATGTGTCAAGATAGATTTGATACTAGAGATAAGTCTGAAAGAGACGGAGATCTAGATTTAATCTACAACCATATAGTCCTTCTCGCCAAGAACCAAATTGGTTTAGAAAATCTTAATAAAATTAGTGAAATTTCTTGGACAGAAGGCTTCTTTAAAAAGCCAAGGTTTGACTTTGAGGTATTGGAAAAATACTCAGAGGGAATCATAGTAACTTCTGCTTGTCCAAGTAGTGTGCTTGTAAAAGCACTAGAGAACAACGAGTTCGCAATTGCAAAAAAGCATATTGAATGGTTTAAGCGAGTATTCAATGATGATTACTACATTGAGGTAATGCCACACAACCCTGAAGAAATAAACAAACAACTAATTGCTTTGGCAGATGAATTTGGAGTAGAGGTTGTTGTAACACCAGACTGCCACCATAGTTCAACAGATCAAAAAGAGGTTCAAGAGTTTAAACTTCTTTTAAATACACATGTCAAGATTGACAAAGAGCATACGTTTGAAAAGTCAAAAAAGCAACCAGACATGATGAAGCGCTTAGATTATTTGTATGGAGAAGACAGACAGATCACATTTAATAAGTTTGATATTCACCTTCTTTCTTATGAAGAGATGAAGTCTGCTATGGAAGCCCAAGGTATTGATAGACCAGATATTTATGCAAATACACTTAAGATTGCAGACAAGGTTGGGGAATATGGAATTCAAGAAGGATTAGACTTACTTCCAGTTCAATATAAGAACCCAGATAAAGAACTTAAAGAGTTAGCACTTGCAGGATTAAAAGAACGTGGACATGAGGGGGATCAAGAATATCTAGATAGACTTGATGAAGAACTCAAGGTCATTAAAGATAAAAAGTTTGGTCCATACTTTTTGGTTGTTCGTAACATGATTGTTTGGGCAAAGAAGGAAGGAATCATGGTTGGTCCAGGTCGTGGATCTGCTGCTGGTTCATTGCTATGCTACGTACTTAGAATCACAGACATTGATCCAATAAAACATAAACTACTTTTCTTTCGTTTTATTAATCCAGAACGAAATGACTTTCCAGATATCGATACAGACATTCAAGATTCACGCCGTGAAGAAGTAAAAGATTATCTTGTTAGACAATACAGACACGTTGCATCTATTGCTACATTCTTATCATTTAAAGATAAAGGTGTTGTAAGAGATGTTGCTCGTGTATTGAATATTCCGCTAACAGATGTAAACAAGGTTTTAAAACTTGTAGATACTTGGGATGAATATTGTACATCAAAAACAACACGGGAATTCCGTGAGAAATATCCAGAGGTAGAAATATATGGAGAACAACTTCGTGGTCGCATTAGGGGTACTGGCATTCACGCTGCTGGTGTTGTCACTAGTAAAGATCCTATTTTTAGGTACGCACCAATGGAGACACGTTCTTCTACTGGTAGCGATGAGCGTATTCCTGTTGTCGCAGTTGATATGGAAGAGGCTGAAAAGATTGGTCTCATCAAGATCGACGCACTTGGACTTAAAACTTTAAGTGTACTTAAAGATGCACTAGAGATTATTAAAGAGCGAGATGGTAAATTAATTGATCCACTGGATATTCCTATGGATGATCTTCGTGTATATGAAATGCTATCTGATGGTTACACCAAGGGTGTATTCCAATGTGAAGCAGCACCATACACAAACCTTCTTGTTAAGATGGGCGTTAAGAACCTAAACGAACTTGCAGCATCAAATGCTCTGGTAAGACCAGGTGCAATGAATACTATTGGTAAAGACTATATTGATCGTAAGCATGGTCGTCAAAATATATCTTACACACACCAAGTATTAAAGGAATTTACGGAGGACACATATGGCTGTATTCTTTACCAGGAACAAGTTATGCAAGCATGCGTATCGCTTGGCGGTATGTCCATGTCGGAAGCAGATAAAGTTAGAAAGATCATTGGAAAGAAAAAAGATGCTAAAGAGTTTGATGTTTTTCAGGATAAGTTTGTATCTGGTGCGTCTGCTTACATTTCACCTAACCAAGCAAAAGATCTTTGGCATGACTTTGAAGCACACGCAGGATACTCGTTCAACAAGTCTCATGCGGTTGCTTACTCTACGCTCTCGTATTGGACGGCGTGGTTAAAGTATCACTATCCGTTAGAGTTTATGTATTCACTACTAAAAAATGAAAAGGACAAAGATGCAAGAACTGAATATCTTATTGAAGCAAAGAGAATGGGCATTAGCGTTAAACTTCCTCACATCAATGACTCAGATATTGATTTTAAGATTGAGGGTAAAGGTATTCGCTTTGGTCTATCTGGCATTAAATATATTTCCGATAAAATTGCTGAAAAGTACATTGCAGCACGACCTTTCGATTCGTATGCTCAACTTGAGGAGTTTACGTTTACTAAGGGAAATGGAGTTAACTCTCGTGCTCTTCAAGCACTACGAATTATTGGTGCAGCAACATTCAGGGATAATCCGAGAGATGAACAAGAAATTAAAGAAAACTTATACGACTATTTAAATTTACCAGAGTTTAATATCTCAGTTCCAGCACACTATCATGCCTTTATAAAAGACATAGAAGATTTTGAGGAAAAGGGATCTTACATTTTAATGGGAATGGTTAAGTCAATTAAGAGAGGCGCTGGCTGGTCCAGAGTTGAAGTACTAGATAAAACGGGAAGTGTAGGTATTTTTGATGACGAACAAACAACTATTGAAGCAGGCTTATCGTATATCATTCTTGCTAATGATAATCGGATTCTTTCTGCTGTGCCTGTCGACTCCATAAAAGGATCTACGACTGGTCTGATTAAGTTTTTAGGGTACAAACAATTACCATACAAAGATGAAGAGATGCTTGTTGTTTCTTTTAAGCCAAGGGTTACTAAGGCTGGAAAGAAGATGGCATCACTAACGCTAGCAGATACTAGTAGACATCTTCATTCTGTTACGGTATTCCCCACAAGTTTTGCAAAAGCCTATATGACGCTAGAAGAAGGAAAGTCATATAAGTTTGATTTTGGAAAGACAAAAGACGGAACAGTAACATTGGAGGATGTACATGTCAGTTAGTATTGAAGAAGCATTAGCACAACTTGATCCCAAGTTAAGGAAACGACTTGGAAGCGGGGTTGGGGTTAGTTATGAATATCAGCCTACGCCCAGTTTTGGTTTAAACCGTGCCCTGGGAGGCGGTCTTCCATACGGTAGACAAGTGCTCATATGGGGCTCAAAGTCCTCTGCAAAGTCCTCCGTATGCCTTCAGATGATTGCTCTAGCACAAGCAGAAGGAAAGTTGTGTGCATGGATTGACTCTGAAATGTCATATTCTGAAGACTGGGCTAGACAACTTGGGGTAGATCCAGAAAAATTAATCTATTCACAAGCAAGAACTATTAGTGACATGGTTGATGTTGGAGTAGGACTAATGAATGCAGGAGTTGACCTAATTGTGGTAGACTCTATTACATCAATGCTTCCAGCAATCTATTTTGAAAAAGATACAGATGAGATGAAGGCATTAGAAAATACAAAGCAGATTGGAGCAGAATCCCGTGACTTTAGTAACGCATGGAAAATGCTTAACTATGCAAACAATAAAGTTAAGCCAACTCTGCTTGTTCTTATTTCTCAGTCTCGTAACAATATTAATGCTATGTATACTAGCCAGCAGCCTTCTGGTGGTCAGGCTACTAAGTTTTATTCCTCATGTATT